CAGCAGCACCTTTATGTCCTACATAAAGTGGAGTAACACAAGTTCTGATGTCAGTAGTTGTTCCAGCATATTGGGTTGCACCGAATTGTGTCCAATCTGTTCCATTATCAGACCAATAAAACTTTATTTCTGCATCTCCTGCACCATTATCTACATCAAATGTCACCCTTAGCCAGTGGATAGAATTAGAAGTCCATCCTAACTGTTCAAAATCTACAGATTTACTATACTGTGTATCTACTGCATTCATCCAAAAAAAAGTTATTTTAGCAGTTGCCGCCGGATCTATCCTGAATAAATATTCAATATTCCCTTTTGCAATGAGTGCTTCATTATCTCCGCTTGACGGAAACCAATCAGCCATTGATAATTTAATACGTAGATCAAGATCACCAAGAATTTTTAAAGCAGCCGCGTCAGGAGTAGATGCAGAATCACCAACTTCTCTTGATAAACTTAAATAAGTATCTCCAGGGACATTCGTCCATGATTCCAGTAAATCCGCAGCAGTAATTATAGGATCATCTCCCTCACCATATGCACCATAAGTTTTTAAACTACCTATAGATCCGCTTCCAGGATTCAGTCCATAAGTAGCAGCACCCCAGTTATCAGCAGGTCTCCAAATCCCACCCCTCTTGAAATATACAAAGTCCCCAGCGACCACTCCTGTGATATCATCTAAATCTTTCCACGGGTCTGTTCCAGCACCGGCGCAAGTATCACTTGTACCATCTCCAGGCGTTCCACAGGTATCATCTACGTAATAAGTAGCCCCAAACGCCTGACTCCCTACCCACACCCAAAACGGCAGGACTATTATCAAACCTATAATTAAGATTAATCTTTTCATGATGAAACTGCCTTATTTCTAAAAAAAGGGCGAACGGTCAGACCGCCGCCCTATTTAAAGTTAATTATAATAGTTATATACTAAAAGCAATTCGACAAGCATCAAAACCACCATATTGTTTAATCTTACTTGTCATTTTCCCTGCATATGTTTCTGTTGCTTGATGGCATGGTTTACATAAAGTTCTTCCATTATCAATATCAAATTTTAATTCAGGGAAAAGACAATGTGGCTTGATATGATCCGCATGTAAAAAACCACCTCTTTTACCACATTCTACACAAGTGTAATTATCCCTTTCAAATATAGATGTTCTCCATAATCTATATTCAAGTCGGGATGATTCTTTTGCACGTTTTGATTTTCGTTCCGTATGCTTACCATCAATCCAATGATTATGGTTTGGATTATCTTTCCAATATTCTGAAAGACGTTCGCGAAATTCTAAGGATCTTTTGACACCAAGAGAATTCCGCTTACCTTTCATCGCTTCAGATTTTTTACGCTTTGACTCTTCAGATTGAACAAGCCCTTTATGCGCTTCGGATAGATTTTTCATCGCAACATTGCGCTGTTCTTCCGTCCAATTTAATTTCGTTATTAAAGCAGACGCCATTCTTTTGGCAACATGCTCTGGCGTCTGCTTTCTACCTATTAAGGAATGATTACTCATTACCCGACATCCACTTCCTCCCACATGAATCCGAACAGCAACGCTGCCGCAGTAACGATTTCCGAGGTATACGCTGCAACAAAAGCACCCGGCATCAGTACCAAAGACCCGTCGAGATCTAACCAATGGGGACCTGAAAGGGAGCCCGCCGTTACCGCTTCTTCCCAGCCAGTTGCAACGAGCTGATGAAGGACAGGTGCCGCAGTAAAGACCACAGCATCATCGGCAACCATAGCCGTATCATCTCCACCGCCAACGAGCCTGTTTTGGATTGCGATTATTGCCGTCGCTGCCGCGCAACCCGTTCCGGCCATAATACCAATAGAAGTCGCTACAGGAATGGCAATCCCAACCCCATAACTAAAGCCGTGCATAATCGCCTTTTTCCCCGATGTCAGCGGATTACATACTGCAAGCCCGGTGTAAGTTAATGCCATGGCTGCTGTAGTTACAACGGCTGCCTGGTTTGCAACAGCGAACATCCTGCCGGCCAGAGTAGCCTCGGTATGTTTACCACCTTTTGCAGTTATTAATTTCCCGCTGGAATCTACCAGCACAGGTAATCCCACTCCTGCTTCTGTTTTTCCGTACATGATTAAAACCTCCTGTTTTAGTTTAAACGTGCGTTAAGGCATAAATTAGCCTAAGATCCTCAACCCATCCGCCGTTATGGTAAATATATACTGCTCCGACATCAACGGCGTGAAAGGTTGACCCCTCGCGTGCGTCGGTAATAGTAACCATATCTCCCGACTGCCCATTCCATCTCTGGGTTGTTGTTTCAAGGCATACCGTCATGGTGTCACCTCCTTACAGTAAGGCTTCTACATAAGCGCCCGCATCAATCGGAGAATATAAGCAGCTAAACTTTGCGGTTCCTACCGTTAGGTTTACGGTCGTGCTCAAACATCCGATTTGGCTAACACTCTGAACTCCTGCGGCTGTGGGTGCTACCCCTAAAAGCATCGGATCTGGTTGGTGATATGATATACCCGCCGCATAAGTAACCGCTGCCGCCGTATTGTAGGCAGTTCCTACCCACGAAATCCGGCGTCCACGGATAAAGCCATGGATATTGGTACCAACAGCACTTATCGGCTGCACAGTAATCACCGGAACGCTTGATGTCCAATTAAAGCCCAATAAACAGCCGTCGCCGGTGAGAGTTGTCACAACCTCACACCACAAACCGAGTAAAATTATTCTATTATGTACCGTAAAAAGGTTTGCTTGAACAGCAACGCCCCAAGTTCCAAAGGCCAATACCCCCGTTTCGACAAGCATCCCGCTGCGGATATCGCCAATTCGTTCAATTGTTGATGGTTGATAAGTTCCAGGCATTTTATTTTACCTCCTTCTTTTATTTGTCTTACTTTCTGGTTTGCTTTCCTACCAGAATCCCGCCGTCACTTGGCACATCTGTACTTGCTTTGGTCGATGATTCTGGTTTTTTTGCATTGAGTTTCGGTGAGGCCTTTTCAATTTCCTTCGTAAAAGCCTCAACCTTAAATGACAGGTCTTTTGCGATTTCCTGTTTAACAATTCGCAGGACTATCGCTTCAACCTCTGCAATTTGATCATATTTTAAAGGCATTTGGAGACCTCCTTATGATTGGACGGCCTATGTTTCAGGCCGCCCGGTTAAAGGGTTTACTGTTATGCGATCACCGTTCCGCTTTGAGGCAATTTCTGCCTTGCCCCGCTGAGAATGGCGATAGCGGACATGATCGAGGCGCCGGTCGGGTCTGCCTGACAAACTCTAAACCCGATGTGACCCTCGACAAGTTGCTCGGCGTCCAGTTCGATGACATGCATTGTATTGTCGACAGCCGTCGGTACAAGCCCAGTCGCTGCTGTGGCAATGGTAATCCGCGCCCCCAAAACATCTCCCAGGGCACCCTCGAAATCAACGATGCAGCTATAATGGGAAAAGATGATTGCAGGATGCGTGGTCGGAGTCATATCGTCGCATGACTCAATGGTGATAACCCCATCCGCTCTCGGTGTCGCACCATAGCTGATGATGATCGTCGCATGGTTATAGTTCTTCATGCGAACGACCAGGCTATTTTCTGCCGCTGTATGGTCAGCCGGTTCAAACAACTGAACCAGGTGCCCCTCTTCTGCTAAAACAAATCCTTTTGCGCTCATGATAAAAACCTCCTCGTTTATCCGGGGATTTCTCCCCGGTTATTTTATGTTACTAACTTCTGGTTGCCGTAACAATGAAAGGGCTCCTCGTGTTTGAAGTTCCTTTATACGGCGTCAAGGGTGCGTTGCGAATGGGTTGTCCATCGATACGATATGTCCAACGAAACGTCATTTCATCGTATAGGAACATCACATGTATGCTTGAAGCGGCCTGAATCCCGCCCTTGTCGATCAGCATATACTCATTCAAATCGACAAGCATAATATCGCCGACCGTTCCCAAGGTCTCGGCCTGCTCAATAGAAATCAAAGGTCTTCCCATAAGCGTCGAGAAAGGCCGATCCGCTGCTCCATTGGCAGGCATATAAACAGGAACCCCACCCGTGCCGACTGCGAGAGACATGGTTAAAAGCTGCGGTAACATATCGCGATTATACAAATATATTGCGTTAGAATCGCTTGAATCCAATAACCTGGATTCCATATTAACCAGATTCACAAACGTGAAAGTCGCGGCCTTCTGGCCGGTTTCCTTCGCCACGCTCACAAGACACCCGGCATTGAGAATCCCCAGCGGCTGGCCCGCGCCAGTACCTCGGATTATCGCATCGTCGATCTTGAATCCGAACTCCATCGGGAACCACTTATTGACCATTGCGGTCATTGCGGCAGCATCCTGCAAAAGTTCCTCGGTTGAGTAAAATAGACCGAAGATTTTGTGCAAATTCATTTCAAGCTGCCGGAAAGTCGGCTTTTTGGCTGTTACTGTGGCCGCCTCTCCCGCCCAATACACCTGAATTCCGCCATAACGCGATCCTGTAGCCCGGTTGGTCTCATTCATAAGATTTGCCTTGAGCCCGTTCGCATTGCCGGAAATCGGCACTTTGAAACACCGAGAAGAAAGAATCCCGGTAGCAATTGCGCCCTGGTCCAGCACCCCAGCATAATCCTTCTCCACAAGGAACCCACCGTCACTCGGTACACCTTCGCTCGCCCCGGTAGCCGCCCGGACTTTCATTAGCCTTTGAGCAGCGGCCTGATATTCGGCGCGTGATTTGTCCGGGTGAGCCATGGTTACAACATCGATAAGCTGCTCACCCAGCGACGCATAAACCGGTTTTTCCTTTCGGCCACCCCCGTCGGGGGCGTCTATTTTCGCCACGGCCGTTTCAATGGCTAAAAGCTGGGCCTTCATGTCTTCCATCCCGGCTAAGTCCTCGGCGATCTTTGCCATCTTTGCCTCGATGATCGGGTCCGTGTGTCCTTTTTCCTCGATTGTTTTGATTCGTTCGTCATTAGTCGCCTTAAACTCTTCAAAGGCTTTATTTAACTCACCAATCAACTTTTTTATTTCATCACTCATTTCATTTACCTCCTATCAACATTTTAAGTTTCAAAAGATCCTCAATCATTTCAACATCAATATCGCTTGCCCCAGCGCCTTTCGCAGCCATGGCCCGCGCATAGTCACGACTCGCGCCCGCGTTTCGCAAGGCGCGTTCCGTTTCTTTCCTTGTTAATTCTCTTCCTGAATCCTGTACTGATAAAATGTCATCCGGTGCATTGGCGAACATGGAAAGGTCGAACTGTGCCTTGACCGCCTTACCGCCTTCCAGAATCGTGTCAATGAATCCTTTTTCTTTCATCGTTTTGGCATTCATGTAAGTGCCATTGCCCTTTGGTCCCTTCAATATGTCCCGTACCTCACGTTTTCCCATTTTTGTTTTTCCAGTAAATGCACTTACGATATTCTCATCTACATCGCCTAAAATATTAGCAGTCTCAATGAGTTCTTCTTTGTTTCCTGCAGTAAAAACCCATGAATTGTGAACCATCATCATGGTATTGGGATATGCTTGAACTGTCCGGCCTCCCATAGCCAAAACGGCAGCTATCGAAGCAGCAAGGCTTTCAATCCGCACCGTCACTCCGGCAGGATGATTAAGCCATGCGTTAAGAATTGCTATGCCGTCCCATACATCACCGCCAGGTGAGTTTATCCTCGCAAGGAATGGGGTTTCTTTCCTATCTGCCATCATTCTCACTAATTCACCCGCGTCGTTATATGGCCACCCGATATAATCATAGATAAAGATTTCAGCCTCATCCTCATCAAGGTTTTTAATCTCATACCAGTCCGGTTTATCAAGAGATTTATTCCAATATCGAGCAGTTGCTTCGGCATTCTTTATTGACCTATAGGATAGTTTCATTTTTTTACCTCCATACATTTTCCATCAGCATCCAAGTGGACATCCATACAGCCGCATTGATAGACGCCGGGAAATGGGCTTACATTAAATTTACATTCGCCATTATCACAGGTAAGACCGACTTTTCTGAGTATGCAACCGTCCGGTGTCCATTGTTTACATTCCTTTGCTTTGCAGAAATACCGACCATTCGCTTTTTCCCATGTAATTTTTTGTTTCATTTCCGAACCTCAGAAACAATAATCAGATGCTTTTCCCCCGCCTCATCATATTCCTCTTCAGGAAGTGTATAGATGTCAATAAATTTAAACCTCGTCTCTTTCACGAGATTTACATATTCATCGACAGAAATAAAATCGGTTTTAGTTCCGTCGATCTTCTCAACATTCGAGTATACATAAATGTATACAATACCTTCCTTTTTCATAACTCGGTAAATTTCAGAAATACTTTTTTTTATATTTGTAGAATGTAGAACGCTCAGGGTGAAAAGGGCATCAAAAGAATTATCTGCAAATTGGAGTTTTTCTGCAGCTCCGATCTGAAAATTTATTGTAACCCCAGCCTTTTTCGCGTTACTCTTGGCAATTTCCACGGCTTCAGGGATAAGATCGATCGCCGAAACGCTCAATCCTGCAATGGCAAAGAATATGGAATCCCTCCCATTACCGCACCCGATTTCGAGTATTGATTTTCTCCCTTCATCAATAAGTTTTTTTGCAAAATCTTGGGCATACTTGGATGGTTGCAGGTCATCAGCCCAATGGGCGTCACCTTCCTTATAAAGCTTCTCCCAATCTACTTTGTCTTTTTTTAGGGCGATTGGCCTAATGAGTTCCATAACATTTTTAGTTGCTTCCTGTTTGGTAACATTTCCTGTTTCCTTGGTAGTACTGGTCCTGGTGCGATATACTTCACCGCCCGAATATGGGTTCATGTCCAGGACGGCTCGTGCCTCGTTCGGATTAATAATTTCTGTATTTACAAGTGTTTTCAGTCCATCTGTTTGTTCCTTGAAAGCCCCCCGCAAAAGCCCACGCATCTCGAATTTTGAATAATATTTTTTCTTCTCTGACTCCGTGAGCAGATCCCGCTTTATTGCCTGCTCGATATTGACCACTATCGGCGTCAGGGCATGGGTGACAAATGCTAACATGAATTGTTCAGCGCTGGCGTAAGTCGGCGCTTTATCGCCTGATTGAACCAGCATAAGCGGAACCCGGAACATGCCGCAAATCTCGGATTGATTAAATTTTCCAATTTCCAGGAATTGAGCATCTACGAGCTTAATATCTGGAAATTCCACTGTCATGGCCTCATCGATCAGCATGAACTCCCATGAGTTTCCAAGTCCTTCATATTTTTTTTGTAGGTTCTCTTTTAAATTTTTGTGGGCGGGGGCAGAGAGAGAGAGAGGGTGTTTGAATACCGCGCCAGGATGCATCCCTTTACCAAAGAATCTCGAAACAAATCGTTCGCTTGCCATCCCCTGGCCGATAGATTCTCGGGCATATTGGATTGGATTTATACCTGTGAAACCGTTTAACACCAATCCCCGGAGGTGCATAATTTTATTGCCGGGGATTATCTTGAATTCTCCGCCTACTGGAGCGCCTTCGCCATAAGCCGACGATGATTTTTGAGTCGGGACTAAAATTTTATAAGAAAGGCTGTAATCCGTTTCCTGAATAACTTCCTGTACGGCATCTGCCTTGATTGGTATTAACTCGATAATGGGGCGACCTGGGATCCCCATTTTATACGCATAGAAATTACCCCTTAATGAGATATGAGCAACCGCCATACCCCAAAACTCCGCGGCGGTCATCCATGAGTTTGGTTGGTCGTGCAGAAGCCGATAGAGATAATGCTCAGTTGCCTTTTCCTTCATGTCCCCGTTCTGGGCCATAAGATGTAAGGGTAACTGAGCAATAGATTGAGATAGGACCTTCACACAGTTGTGGACGGTCATCAACTGCATAGCGGTGTTAGAATCCACGGAAACCCCGGCCTGCGTCGGAGTCAGGCCGCCATAGAAAGAACCGCCGGGAAAATACCAGCGGTCATCTTCAGGTCCCCAGGTAGCGGCCCAAATGCGCTTTATCCTTGAATAGATACTCACTTCATGATCCAATTCCTAAGATTAAAGTGGAATAATTAGATAAAATTGGAATTATGGTAATATTATAGAAGGGAAAAATTGGATTTGTAAAACGAGGAAATAGGAAGAACTTAACAGATCAGACAGAATTGTACGATTTATCGGAATTTTAAGTTCCGATTACGCCAGCGGATCAATCTGGCTTCTAAGTCGGCAAGTCAAGATTGCATTCCTTGATATTCTATATGTCCCCTTGTATTTTTCTGCCTTTAGGATGCCATGTTGAATCCATGTATAAATTGTGGATATCTCATAACCGAAATAGTCCGCCACCTCATTAGGCCGGAAAAGAGGTTTGTTAGGCAGCATCGGATCATCAATTTCTGGTAACCTGCTCATGTGACTATTTCCTTGATCTTCTTCAGTGCAAACCCGATATCGTTCAGGCATTTAATGATGGTCAAAATATTGTCTGGCGATCCCACGTCCTACATTACATTTAAAAGGTGATAAAAGACCATTTTCAGTTGATCTTCAGTCTTTATCCAAATATTATTCATTTTAAATCCTCCGCATGTAGAATTCCAATAGGTTTAATTCCATTAGGGTCCCCGTATAATATCCGTTCTTCGTCTTCTTCAATTTGTTTTTGTATTTCTTCCTTAATGGCCGCTTTCACATTCACATTACTATCCTTCCTAAGAACTCCAATGTCCATACCTTCTTCTAAAACAATAGCCTTAACATTAAATCCAGCATCTTTAATAATATCCGTTACAATAGATCGTAAATGTTCAGAGCAGTTGCGGGATAATGCGTAAGGGTGCCGCAAAACGATAATGTCATTATCCTTGATATCAAGTTTCTGCATTGATTCCAGAAGTTTTAAATCTGTATTAATATTTTCCATGTTACTCTCCTTTCAAAAACTCATACGTGCTTGGATTTTCTTTATTCAAAAGCATCGGATTCCAAAATGATATCAGCCCATTCTAAAGCATGATTCCCTATGTCATTTTCAATTCTATGATTTAGTGGAGAAACTTCTGTAACGACCGAACTAAGCATAGCTCCTGTTCCAATCCATACCTTTGTAGGTTCACCTTCAATATCTTCTTCAGGCCAATCTTGAATGATTTGTTTTAATTCCTTAACTGTCATTCCTTTTGGGTAATCATTTTTTCCTAATAGCTCGGACATGTTATTCTCCTTTGTTATTAAATTCGTCTACCTTTCTATCTATACGACTGCGCTGTGATTTGCTCATTTGCAATAAAAGTTCTGCAAGTGCTATACCTTCATGATCATTATGATCCATAGCCCATTGTTTGCAAAATTCAACATGCTTATCTTTGACATTGGATTCATCAAGCACGATGTGGAGACTCCCCCATATTGGATGAATCTTTTTATATACGGAAAATCTTTCGATAACATCAGGGATTTGTGGTTTTGCCATATTATTTTCCTTTCAAAACGTCATACGTGCCTGGATCTCCTCTATCCAAAGGCCATACATGGTTGGAATGGCTTGTCAAGTTTGGCGTTTTTCTTTAAATTATCCCCAGACCACATCGGTTGTAAGTTTTTGAGAGCCCAACACTTTTTGAAGTCAATATCTTCTGGTTTGCTAAAATTATGAGCTTTAACAGGCACTATATGATCAATGTGCCATTTTCCATGATTTTTCCATGTCATACCCGGTTCAAATTGTTTTTCAAGGTGCTTCTTTAATTCATAAATAGAATATCCAACAATATCCTCCCAGTGTTTTCCGGCTTTTTTGCTTTTTAATGATTCCCTAAGTCTATGAGAAAAAGATTTGTGAAGTTTGAACATTGGATCAGTTTTCATTTTGAGGCGTTCACGGTTTCTCTTAGATGCGCGATATCGGTCTTTATTTGCATGGTGGTATATTTTCTTTTCATCTAATAATCGCTCCCTATTTTCTGCCCTCCAGCGATCTTTATTCGCTAATCTATATTCCCTTTGATATTCTTTGACATCTTTTCTTTGTCCTCGGTATCTTATATCATCATTTTCTAACCTGTACTCTTTACCCCATTGACAGCAACAATCCTTACACCAACTCTTCTTTCCGTCTCTCGTTGTCTTTTGAGAAGAGAAATCGTCGAGCGGTTTTGTTATTCTGCATTTTGTGCAAGTTTTCATAGTCAAATTATAGCCTAATTTGTGTGTTTTGTCAAACATTTCAAATAATTAGAAACTCATACACTCAGCAATTTCGGCTGGACTTAATCCTTCGTAAGCCGATTTTATAGGCCCACCTTTTAACATACACCTGGCTACTGCCATAATCAAAGCTACGGCGCCATCCACACGCTCAGTGCTTTTTTCCTTATCGACCTTGCAATTACCGGCAGGGTCCATCTTTATCGCCACATTGGAGACCATCCAAGACAAAACAGGGTTCCCGCCATGGGCCAGCTCCTTCCCGATAACCATCTTTTCGACCTCTTTTACCGGGGCGTTCATGGAAGCGTACCCCTGGCCGAACTGAATTAGGGTCTTTTTGCCCTCAATTTCAAAACCGATATCCTGAAGGTCGGTTGTGATCTTCTGAGAACCCCATCGGTCAAAGGCCAGCTCTGCAATATCGAAATCAATCGAATCCTGTTTGATCTGCGCCAGGATAAAGGCGTAATCAATCAAATCCCCCGGGGTCAGGGTAATATGTCCCTGCCTGGCCCATACGTCGTAAGGGACCTTATCACGCTTCACTCGTTCCATCATGTTATCCTCAGGAAGAAAGAACTTACAAAGGATTGCATAACGTCCACCTTCTTCCTCTGGTGGAAAGGCCTTAACCCAGGCCGTTAAATCAGTATTGGTGGAAAGGTCAAGGCCTCCGTAACAGGTCCGGCCCTTCAGGGATTCCGGGTCCACAGGGAAGGCGCAGGCGTTCCATTTATCCGCCGGTATCCACCTGGTGATTGATTCTGTCCAGCAGCAGAAGTTTAGGCGTTTAACAATATTTTCCTGTGCTGGCATGGCTTTTGCTTCTTCCACCTGCCGTCTAAGATAATCCTTGAAAGGAGCCCCAAGATAATTTATGTTCGGATTTGCTTTGATCCAGTTTTTTTCATCTCGCCAGTCATCACAATCCGGGCAGCCATCCTGGGGAACTGTCTTACCATCCGCCGCGCACTTCTCACAGACATCAAGCCCACTCATCAGGCCAAACCATGCGTCATCCTTTATAATTCCTTCAAGGATTTTCTCTGTATAATCATGATGTTGGTAGCAAATCGAATGGCGGTCATAGCCGGCATTCGTTATTTCAAATTGCAGGCCCTGCCGCCGGCCTTTCATACCCGCGCTCATCTTCCTGACAACCAGATCGTTTGGGTGCTCATGAATTTCATCGATCAATGCAACGTGTGGTCGTTTTCCATCCAGGCCCCTATGCTCGGAGGATATGGCCCGGAAAAAGCTGTTTTCGATATGATAGGCTATGTTATGTTTATCAATTTGAAGCATTCCCCGGAGGGACTCTGATTTCTCGGCAAAAGTTCTGGCATCCCTGAAAGTTATGCCCGCTTGCTCTTTTGTGGTCGCCGCTGCATAGATTTCGGCGCCCGGTTCTGAATCGAATGTGAGGCAGTATAGGCCGATGCCTCCGGCGATGGGTGACTTCCCGTTGCCCTTTGCCTGCTCAATGTAGGCCGTCCGAAACCGCCTAAACCCATCTTTCTTGCGCTTCCAGCCAAAGATTGAGCCAATCATAAATTGCTGGTTAGGGGTGAGTTTAAAAGGCTGGTCTGAAAAGTCGCCCTCATAAAATATCAGGAATTCCGGGAAAAACGAAAGGGCATGGTCGGCGGCGCCCTCGTCAAAGTAAATGTCTTTGCGCTTCAGGTCTTTTAAGTGTCTGGCGCAGGCGAGACGGGTCCATTTATTTGCAAGGATCTTGCCCTTTACAATATCCGTAGCATATCGGATTACGGGGTGGAGCTTGGGTTTCTTTTTAGCCTTTCGCGCCATTTACCAATCCCATTCCTCTTCCTGAATAGTTGCGTTTTGTGATTTCAACCATGGAATGAATCTGCCCTTAAAACATTTAGGGCACATATCAATTTCATATTTTGTTCCTGACCCTCCTTCAGGATAAGATTCACCCTCTTTTTGCCTAATTTCAATACATATTTCGGTTTCATTTATTTCATAACATGATCTTGCTTCCCATTCTTCACCTCCCACTTCTATTCCGCAGAGGTCACATTTCCTTGTTTTTACATATTTTTTGGTATACTTTACTTCTTTTTCATCATAGATTTTCATTTCACTCCTCCTTTCCTCGCCAGGAACTTCTCGGCTTTGCTGGCCGATCTTGGTTTATCGACTTTCAGGCCTACCCGGTTAGAAGTGCCAATGCCAAGTATTGCGGCCGCCTTTAGCCATCTTTCATATGCTTCTCTGGCTAATCGGATATGTGGGTTTAATCCAGGCGTTCCGTCTGCTTTCTTATAGACCGTTCCTATTTCTTGAACTGCAATTGTAGCCGCAACCCACTCACTCCATGACTGACAATATCCCGCCAGATGAGCCCTTTCCAGGTCTGACATAATGCCAATAGACATCAAGGTTTTACCGACTCTTCGCCATTCCTTCCGCGCCCCTTTATCCAAATGCTTCGGACATTTCGGCATTTTCTCTGGGGGCTGGGGCTCCTGGTCGCGGGGTTTTTTATGCGTGTGGGCAGTACCGCCACGGAGTTGTATGATCTTACTTGGAATTGATTTTCTACCGCGCATAATACTCCTGTACTAAATCTAACTCAATTTGTCAAGTTTTTTTAAGGTTTTGATATAAAGTGTGTCTTTTTTGCCTCACCTTGTGGCTTTTTTACCATATTATAACTTGTTGTTTTTATTGATTTTTCGGGTTATCTGTAAATAGTGTGGTATTTTTGACACAGTAGGTGGAAAAATTGCTATATTTTATTATGTTAAATAAGGTTTGGGTGAGTCAAAGCTCGATGGCACACTGCTTGCATATTAATATATGCAAACAAAGCAAAAATATTAACCTTTAACGGAGGGGAGAACATGAGACAGATCAAAATGCACATTGTGGAGACTGAGTTTAATCATGGCACTGGTAGGGAAATTTCGTTTGTTGAGCCTGGGATCGATTATCACAACGGTTGGGGTCTACCAATGCACGCCCAAAAAATTATTTCGGAAAAAACAGAGATGGTTGATTTATTTGAACTCGGTGATCGGGTTATTTGTGAACTAAAACGGGGAACATATCAGAATGAGGATGGCATTTCCTCTGGTGGCAAATGGATTAACAAAACCGGTATTGTTGATTGGGTTAATACGGCAAACAACGACCTGAGCGGTGTTGTTAAATTCGATGATGGTGATATGCAGAATATATCTCTAATCCGTGGAGATCACGGTTATCCTGGCCATAATATTCAACCTGCCGCCAATGAAACTGTTTTACCTGATGAGATTCTGATAAATAGGTATTATTTTGATGATAGACCGGAGACTAAAACACCAGTCTATGAACCATACCGCCGTGGAATCGGCCAGGGATTCGGTCCTACTGAGGACGGACAGGAGGGCGAATAGTTATGGATGAAAAACAATTTCAGTCACTCCTGGGGATGGCCATATCCATGCAATCAGTCGATCCTGACCAGGCTGATTTCTGGCGTGGGTTTCAACGTGGCATTCGCCGTTTATACCACGGCGATAATTTTGGGACCGACCAGGAACATACGCAATGGATGGAATGTGCGGATGGCGAATATAGAAAACAACTCCAAACCGGTTACAGAGCCGGATATCATTATGACGACCTGAAACACACGGGAAAGGAGATCATATGACAGATAAGAAAATAATCCATGTTGAGATAAATAAAGAGGATCATAAATATTTCGCAATAGCCTGCAAACGGCAGGTGCTGACAATCGCCGATGTGATCCGGCGGTTTGTTCGCGATTATGGGCAGGCAGAAAGAGAAAGGGGTGATTCATGAAAAAATTAGCAATAACCGCTATTTTCCCTAATCCCAAACAGCCTCGGCAAAATTTCAATAAAGCCAAACTTCAAGAACTGGCAGAATCTATCAGGGAACATGGCTTGCTTGAACCGGTCATTGTTGTTAAACGAAAGAAAGGCTATATGATTGTTTGCGGTGAACGTCGTATCAAAGCCTGCCAAATCGCAAAAAAGAAAGCTGTCGCCGTAAAGATTATTAAAGCAAACAACTCAAAAATTGCCGAACTCGCTTTAATAGAAAACCTCCAAAGAGAGGATTTAACTATCATCGAAGAAGCCAGGGGCTACAAAACACTTTTAGATTCTGGCTTATCCGCTAAAGAAATATCAAAACGCATGGGTTTTAAACAAACCTGGCAAGTCACCCGCCGAACGGAGCTCCTGAAATTAGATTCGGCTTATCAAGACATGCTGGTTAAAGGCCACCTCAACAGTTTACAGGCATTTGAAATGACCCGGTTAAACCATGACCAACAAAGAATCCTTTTTCAATATATCACCACTGGAAAAGCCACCACATACAATAAAGTCAGAAGTCTAACTAACGCTATGCTGCACGCCCAGGAGCAAACCTCATTTATACCCGAGTCCAATGAAAAAGACCTTGAGATTAAATCCAAATATGACTTAATAATTGAAAAACTCTATAAACTGATAGACAACTCATTTAGCAAGGATGATCTTGGAATATTAAAAAGTGTCCTTGGATCTAACCTGGACGCCAATGTTGAAAAACTCAACCTGATAATTATGTATTTAAGAAAGATCAAAAATGCAATCAGTGATGCCCAAAGCATTCAACAGGCAATTGCCTAAAATCTGCAAGGAGTCTAAAAATGCCAGTCATCTATGAACCAAAAGGGAAAGCCCTCGAATATTCACCGTTAGCATGCAATCTTTACAAGGGCTGCTCTCACGCCTGTACTTACTGCTATGCACCCGCAGTCACTTACACGGACCGCGAGACCTTTAGCAGTAACCCGCAGCCCCGGAAAAACATCCTTCAACAGGTCGGAAAAGACGCTGTTAGATTTAAAGGTGATCCCCGGTCCATCATGCTTTGTTTTACCTCCGATCCTTACCAACCCCTGGAAGAGAAGCTAATGATCACCCGCCAAACACTTAAAACCTTTGTCTCGAATGATTTAACAGTCACCATCCTTACAAAAAGCGGCGGACTTGCAAAACGGGACTTTGACCTATTATCACAGAACCCAATGAACCATTATGCAGCCACATTAACAACCGACGACCCGGAAGAATCTTTAAAATGGGAGCCTGGAGCTGCCCTTCCTTATGACCGAATCGAAACCCTAAAAGCTGCGAAACTTGCTGGGATATCAACATGGGTTTCCTTTGAACCTGTTTTTAATCCTGACGCGGTTTATCGAATGATCGAACAGACCTATGAATTTGTTGACCTCTATAAAGTCGGCAAGATGAATTATCATCCTATCTCCAAGACTATCGACTGGCGGCAATTTCGGATCAAAGCTGAATCGTTCCTAACGTCTCTGAATAAAGATTTTTATATTAAAAAGGATTTAGCAAAATATTACTAAGCCCCTGGCAAAATAAACGATAGATAGTTTTTTCGCCCATCTTTTGTGCTGTACGATTTAATCATTTCAACTCCATGCCGCGCCAATACGGCATGGAGTTTTTCTTTGCCATTTTTACAAAACAATGTAGGGCACTTCGTAATCATCTGCCTTGAAAAACCATATTCTATTAAAAAATCATGTGGCAGCATTCCAAGTACTGATTGAATCCAGGTTAAAAATACCATAGTCCCAGACTTCCCCTCAGAAAGAACCCTTAATAGATTTCCCCAAGGGGCTCCGTATGCATCAATATCAATTATATCAAATATGGAAAAATCAATGTTAAACTTTCGAT